TAATATACCTCGTAGTTCATAATCGTTTTTTTGTTTGTTATTACTTCTGTAAATATAAGGAGTATATATTTAATACACAAATAATTTAATAACTTTTATTCTACTGGTAAAGAAATGTTTTCTTGAACCCATTCGTATAAGGCTACAAAAGCGACTTCCTGAATGTTGGCAAGAGCACCAAAGTCTTCCCAACTTGTAAAGTTCAACGCCTTAACAATATCAAAACAATCTGAGTAGTAAGTACATTCTCTGTCAATCTCTTGGTGAATTAATGCCAAAACATCTTCAGGTTGTTCTAATGTAATTGTGTCTTCTAACTCTAGTAAAAAATCGTTCTCGTTAAATGCGCTCATCTTGTGTCTGTTTTTGTTGTTGTTATTACTGGTGTAAATATACAACTATTTATTTAATACACAAATAATTTTATAACTTTTATTTTAAGATATCGTGTACCGCCCGAAATTAGGGGATGACAGGATAGAATAAGTAGCATAACGGCAGGAATCAATGATATGATTATGCTTGTCTTCAGGAGTATTTATGAGCATACCTGCTTTATCTTCTTTCCATTTATAGTTTCTAAATTCTGATATTGCGTTTGTTGAAGATGACAACACATTTATCTTATATCTCTTGAGTAAATCAATACCAGCGTTTATAGAGTCTCTACCTTTTATGCTAGGAGCTATGTTATGTCCCATCTTACGCAGTTCGCTAATTAAACGGGGTTCAGCGTTGTCTGCATAAATTGGCTTCCCTAGAAGCTCTTCAGCCTTTAGGAACAGGTTTATGTCTTGAGTAGTCATTTGGGTTTTATACAGGTGCTCTTTTACATAGAGATTCAAGCCTTGTGTATAAACTGATACAAATGTTGTAGGGTCATTGGTGTACCCGAAGTCCATACCGTAAGCAACTAACTCAGCTTCTTGTGGTATAATGTTGACCTCTGTGTATTTAAAGATTGTGCTCCTGCTTGCTGCGCGTTCTCCTAAGCCGTATATCTGCCAGTATTGTTCATCGGTATCTCTTAGGCGTTCAATCTCCTTTATAATTGAATCCTCAACAAAGGGGTTATCTAAGTATGTGGTCTTAAAAAAATCACAGTCTTCCCTTGGTATTACTTTGTCATAAATCCAATGGTATTCATCAGAGGGGTTAAAGTCTAATACTATGCGCTCTTGTGTTCTAAATATTAACTGTTGCCAATCTTCAAAAAATAGCTCATTACCCTCATTAATAAAAAGCAAGTCTCTCTTACGCCCTCTAATCTTCTGAGGCTGGTCTAATGATATGAACTCTACTAGGTTGCCAAATAGATAATACTCAGAATTAGACTTGTTGTGATACTTCTCACTATATAGACTGTTCGCTTGTAGTATAGAAATAAAATCGCGCAACACCGTAGCCCGTAGACTAGGAAATGATTTGCGGCATATGGTTATGACCTTATCATTATTCCTTGTGCAGTATTCAAATATAATCCACAAGATAATATTATAGGTTTTTCCTGACCTTGTACCCCCTTGTTCAATTACAATCTTTTTGTCACTATTGACTAGATGCTGGTATACAACATTAGTCTTTATTTTTAATTGAGTCAATGATTTCTATTTGGAAATTAGTAGGCATTCCTTCAGCTCCTGTTATTTCTTGACGTTCTACATAGCCCCTGTTCTTGCCCTTGGTTTTTAAGTAGAATATTGTTGCGCTGGTATTGCCGTCTAATATCTGCTTATGCAATTGACTTTCCGCAAAATCTAGAGCAATATTTGATATGTCTTCTACCTTCTCCTTAAAGACCTCATCGTCCTTACAATACTTGTAAAAGGTTTCACGGCTACAACCTGCATTCTTGCAAGCTGTGGTGACTACGCCTAATGATTTCTCTAGGGCTGTTATTAAAGTCTCTTTTAATATGTCAGATTTTGTCATAATGTTTACTTAGGTTTCCAAGATTTGCTGAATTCTGCGTCTTTAAACACTTCGCTCTTGGGTATGCCTGACCTGAATAATAACCTGACCACTTCTTCTTTTTCCATTCCCAGCCTTTTAATAATTTCTTGGCCTGTAATACCTTCTTCAACCATACTGGTAATGATATCGCTCATTGCTAATACTCCGTGTGTGCCCCTTGCTCTATTGTGGCGTATAGTGGCCATCTTTTGCTGTGATACATCTTTTGTCTCCACCATAACGGTTGGTATCTTCCCGTCCGTTAGAGCGTAAATTTCTTTATGCCCTGAAACTGTCCACCTGTGAAACCCGTCAACAATTGTATAGTCAGGGTTAACTACTATGGGCTGTGTCCAACCGTCTTCTAATATAGATATCTTCAAGAGTTTTAATTCAGGCGGAGCTACCTTGTTAGGGTTGTAATTGTTTGGCTTTAATTTTTCTCTATCTAACCAAGTGATTTTGTCTAATGGCTGTTTCATTTATTTTTAAATCTTTTGTTTTTATATTCTTCACTGCCGAATCTCATAACAGCTTCGTCAAAGGAATTTATGCCTAATTTCTTTTGTTCAGTAATAGCATTATTTTCTAAGGTTGGTCCCGTTCTACCCCTCAAATCTCCTTTTATTATTAGCTTACAAATAAACTTCCATCCAGTACCCGTTAATGGGTGTGGGGATTCATCAGGTATCTTGTCGTTTGTTTTGTCATAATGTCTTTTGATAATTGAATTTATATTTTGTTTTACTAAAATAACTTCTTCAGTTTCATAACTGTCAATTAAAATGTTAGACCATTTTTTGTAAGTGGTTGAACTTGGTTTCTCTATGTTTCCATACCCATAAATATCTGTGTTTGCATATCTCCAAGCAGTTGCAACGCCTGCACATCTGTTTAGCATTTTATGCCACATTTCAGGAAAGCATTGTGAGTACATCCATAAACCCCTTAATGATTCTTCACCAAATGGAGGACATACTCTTTGAGCGAGGTAACCTTCAAACATTTTTGTTTGGTTCATTATATCATAAGTACGATTGTAATCCCAGCCAAATTTTTTCACACATAACCAAACATCTTCACTACTCATATCATAAATTGGATGAGCTATTGCAGTATGACCGTTTCTTGAAATATAGTTGTCGTTTTTTTTAGTTGACACAGCTTTCATTCTTCTAAAACTTTCCTGTGTTCTTACACCTGTAAGAGTAACTGTTGTACCGTCACTTTTATTTGGCAATGTTTCACTGAAGGTTTGCCAGCTTTGACCTTTTTTAAAGTTTGGATGTTCACTTATTACACAATCTAAATCAGGCATTTCACGAACCCATAAATCAGTCTCGTTTTTATCCCAACCATAAAAATAAGGATGTTCTATTGAACAAGCGTTTCTGTGCTTAAACTCAAGACAATACCAATTTAATGTTACATCTTTTATTTTAGAAACTCTTTCAACATATTCAATTGTCGGTGGGTGTATAGCTTCTTCATCGTAAAAGTTTACAATCACTTTTTTGTCAAGTTCTTTTGCTACTTTTAAAGTCATATTTAAGATACAAGTACTGTCCTTTCCTCCCGAAAAATTAACTACTACATTATCAAAAGAAGTAAATAGATACTTTATTCTTTCACACCCTGCATCAAAAACATTTACCTCAGTATATTCTTTTTTTCTTGCCCTCATTATTTAGTTCTAATGTCATTTAATTTACTTGCTGAAATACCGTTCACAATTGTTTTGTTTAGCATTGGGTGATTTTCATCAGTAGCACCAAAATCTGAATCAGGGTGATAAGCAACTAACTTCATTGTAATATCTTTTCCGTGGTCTGACCTGAACTTATGTTGAGTTCCTTTTTTTAAAAAGAATATTTGACCAGCTTTTAATTCATATGTTTCTTCAGGTGTTTCGCATTTAGCCCCTCCTTTAAATATAAATCCTGAGCGCGTTGATGGGTGTGTGTGCATTGTTTGGTTAACACCTTCGGGCATATATAAAGCATTCATACAAGGAAGACCTAATTTAATAGGATTTGATAAAATAGAATCTCTACAACCGTCAATGTATTTTAACCTACCAAAATCTTCCACTAAGCCCTTTGACATAGCTCCTAAGTAACCTTCTTTCTGCCAAGCACAAAACCTATAGGTTGAACTTATTATGTCAATAGAAGCGTTGTAGCGAGTTGTGAACCATTCACCTTCATTTAGTATAAACTCCCTATCTTCCTCTTTTATCAATATTTGACCTTTGTCTACATAACCATAAATACCACCACCGTTGAGATTTATTGTTGATTCAATTCTTTTTTTACTCCAATTTTCCCAGCCGTATACATTAGTACCTTCTTCGTCTGTTGTTATAAAACCGTTGTAGTTTTCAAATATCTCAAATCCTGAAGTCATTTTAAAATTGTTTAGTTGCGTTGTTTATTGAAATACCGTGTGAAGCAAAATCAATAGGTTTAAATACCACTTCATCCATATTAACGTGCTTTGATAATTTCATTATTGATAAAACCAATTCACCCATATCTTCGGGTTCAATTGCTCTTATACCTTGAATGTGTTTTTCTGCTTTTTCAGTATCTCCGTTATATCTTCTTTTCAAGAAATTAGTATTACCTAATCCTGATTCAATAGTTGTTGTTTTAATACCCGTGCCCAACCATTCTTTTCTTATGGTTTTCATTATAGTTGTTGAGGCTGCTTTAGATGCACAATAATCAGCGCCGCCTACATAGCTTAACTCACTTGCTATGCTCCCAATGTAAATAAAATTACCTTTACTCTTTGATAGTGGCTTATAAGAGTATTTTAATGCTTTTAATAAACCAATAGTATTCACTTGAATAACCTTTTCCATATCAAGAATACTTTTATTAGAAACATATTCTTTACCAATAGCAATACCTGATGCGTAAATAATTGAATCAATATCTTTTTCAGTTTCAAATAATTGCTTTAATGTATCAGTATCAATTACGTCTACTTTGGGCAAAGATGTTGTTCCTAATGGAATAGCATTGAAACCGTTTTTATTCAAAGTCTGTACAATACCTAGACCAAACCCTGATGTTCCCCCTATTACTAATACTTTTTTATTATTCATTTTTTTATTTATTTTTATAAACTCTGATAATTTCCATTAACGCTTCTTCTTGTTTTTCGAAAATGTATTCTTTTTTTATTTTGCTTAATAATTCCAAAAAAATAATTTTGTTTTCGTGCAACATTACTAATTCAAAAAGCGAATAATCGTCATCTGTCATTCTTGGCTCTTTAGATAAGGAGTCAATTTCTGAATCATTTACATCAAATAAGTCATCTTCTTGTGCTCCTTGCCATACGTCCATTCCCCAGTCCTTTAATTCTCTAGTGTCCCAAGCATTAGCGAGTATGTCCCAATCCCATTCCCCAAAACCTACATTGTCTTTGATTACAAATTGTTGCACCTGCTTATCAGTTAGTTCTTCGGCTTTAATTATATACACCTCTTTAAAGCCAAGCTCTTGACAAGCCTTGAATCTCATATTACCGCCTAATATATTCATATCGCTGTTAACTATAATAGGGCGCAGTTGAAGCATCTCAGGGAACTCCTTAATGCTCTTGACTAATTTCTCAAACTTGTCCTTTTTTATTAAACGCGGATTGTTTGGATTTGAGAATATCTCTGTAATCTTAACTTTTTGTATCATTTCTTTTTTTTCTTAGGTGTGCCAAATGCTCTCAACTTATTTGCTTTTTTTGCCTTGCGCTGGTCTTTGAGTTTGTCAAGATATTCATTTTTTAAATCGTACTCGTATGGTATAAACTTCATATTATAAATATTTAAAAAAAAGGGGTCAGCTTGTATTTAACCAAAAGTGTTTCCCTTCAAGGGATTAATTTATAGTGAACCGCCCCTTTCCTTTTTTTATGTATAAGGGGAGCATTTTAATCCTTGCCTACTCCTAGCACAAAAAATGTCCGCACTCCCCTCATATGTCGTGCACTTACCTTATGTTCTTAAGCCACGTATTTTTTATTGCTTTTATTTTACTTTTCATTTCCTGAGTTCTGTGTGTTGGCACATCTAACACAAGGTTAACCAATGGGTTGTCAATCTTCTTATTTAATTCTAAAAACTCAGATTCTAGCTTAACGTATTTTTTTTCAAGATATTCAATTTTATCGATTTCATCAAAAGGAACATTGTCTGTAAAGTAAAAACGTTTCTCTAAGCGGCCTAGCTTTATATTTTTGTTCCTGTACTTTGGGTACATCTTTACAAGGTGCATTGCTGTTGAGTGGTTCATATGCTTACCGTTTTTCTCAAAAAGTTCCGATATGTATGTCCATCTCATTTGTAGCTTGTCTCTAAGAATCCAACATACTAAAGACCTTAGTTCAACATAATCAGCTTCCCTTGTGTTTTTGTATATATCTATTCCTGAAATTTCTTTTATCTCAGTTGCTACCTGTATTGGTGTAGGGTTTTTTTTCATTAGTCAATTCTTAATTTTAAAAGGTGGTAACACTCAACGTATTTTTGACGTGCTTTCCCTTTGTATTCTTTTTTAAATAATTCAAATAATCTTCTAGTATACTGATATTTTGTGCTGCATCCATCAAAGTATTTCTCAGAGAATCGCTTACCCTTACCTTTAAAGTAATTCACATTGTCAGCTGTGTCTCCTGCTATCATTTGCTCGTAGAAGTTGTACAAAGCCTGTTCCTCGCTTATATCTAGTATCTCTTTATGTTTATAGTGATAATTGTACATAAGACACGGGAACTGTTTATAGTCCTTGTCAATGCTTACAATCATCACCTCATTACGTCCTATGTCTTTGCTTATGTTGTGCCAGTACCTTGCAACCATATCGTCCGTTTCAACCCCGTACCCGTAGATACTATCATATTGCTTCTTTGCGTAGGCGTGCATCTCGTTTAACAATGGTGGAAGCTCTTGTTTTTTTCTATTGGCTTTGTATTTTCTTGTTATTAATTTCCTAAAATTACCTTTTGAACCGCTAAATGTAATGACCTTTTCTATGGTGTACATCATCTCTAAATGGTTCACGATAGCCATAAACTGCTCATCAAACTTATTGCGGGCAAAGGATATGTCTGAGTGATATGGGTCATCGTCAGGGCTTTCCCTTTGCTTGTAGCAACTGGCAAATATTAAACTGTCTGCATCTACTAGGAGTATCATAGCTTATCAAGCTCTTCCTTAATGCAGTCAAGTGTATCCTGCTGCATTTTCTCCTGTTCATTGCATACTAACCTTATTATTGAAGGTAAGTCTTGAAACAACTGTTCAACCGCTATTATTAGCCATTGGTCGTCTCCGTACCCTATTGTCAGCTCTCCATTTGATGCGTGGAGGCTATGTGTTTCTGCTATGTAGGTGTGTCTTGAAGACTCTTTAAAACCAAGCTCTTCTAAACGTTCTAACTCTTCTTTTAATTCGTTTACTAAATTCATAACATTTTTATATCTAGTTTAAAAAAATTCTTGACTCCCTCGGTTTTCTTTATTTGATAATTAATTATCACATCCGTAAGGCTGGGGTCGTCTTTTGTATATGCTTCAATCTGCTGTTTAATATAAAGCAACTCTTCACGGCTTACTTTCATATCACCCTCTGTTTAAAGAGTCAAACAATTCTGACATATCAGCGATTGTTTTCTGTATTATTTCTTTTTGCTCTTGGCCTTTAGCGTGTACATTTTCGAAAGACATAAGCTGTCCTAAAATCTCTCCGTACTTGAATGCGTCTTTATTTGTCATCTGTTTTGTTTTTATTGTTATGCTAATATACACAAAAAACTTAATAAGTCCTGTGTTTTGTTTTTAATCTATAAAATAAATATTGTCTAAAAGAAATTTAATCATTCTACTTTCAGTCATAGAACCTGTTCTCTGTACGTTTCCTGATAAATAAAGTTGGTAATTGCTTATGCCGTAACGTCTAACTTCTACTAAACCCTCTCTGCTGCCGCAGATGGCTAAACAACCGTTATAAGTTATTGAGTTGATATCTTCTTTAACTTCTGCAATTAATTCTTTTGAATAATTCATTGTATTTGTTTTTGTTGTTATTACTTCTGTAAAGATAGACGTATAACTTTATAAACAAAACATTTAACAACTTTTATTTAGAAAAATTTAGATTTATAACTACTGCATCGTTTTCTGTCAGAAGATAAACGTCTTTTAGCAGTCGCTTTTTTGTCCACATCGTAGTGTCAGGACAGTATTTTTTTACTGGTACGGGTAGCTTCAATGTGTTTAGGTAGTACAGGAAATTACCTTTAGGGTCAAAAACATAGAAGATTTTAATGATGTCATCATCTAACCTCATTAAAGCATCGCACTTATCTTTTTCAAGCATTTTAGTTTCATAGTGCTTGTTCCGGAACTTCATTTCTATTACGCAATCAAAACCTTTTGGCGTTTTACCTACGGCATCATAACGAGAAAAACCTTCACCTGACCATTTTAAATTCCAACCTTCAGAATTCAAAAGTAAGACAACGGCCTGTTCCCATTGATGAACTTTACTTATCCCCATTTCTTGTATAAGTCCAAACTAGGTTTAAGTCTTGAATCCATTTGTTGATTGTTTTCGGGCTACAAGTACACGGTT